TGGATGAAGGGCGGGCACGTCGAGGTAATCGAGGGAGAGGTGAACACCACACCGGACCGCGTGCGCAAGATCTTCGAGATATGCGAGGCCTACCCCGTAGAGGCTATATTCTTTGACCCTTGGAACGCAGCCGAAACCATAGACCAGGTAAGGCAGCGCTACGGTGCCAAGTTTTGTTTTGAGGTACGGCAGGGCGTGCTAATGATAAACGAGCCCATGAAGCTGCTCTACCGCCTGGTGCAGCAGAAACGCATAGGCCACGACGGCAACCCGGTGACCGCTTGGCACATTTCCAACACAAACCTGCAAATTGATAAGAACGATAACTGGACCTTCAACAAATCCAAGGCTCCGGATAAGATAGACGGGACCGCGGCGCTCATTACAGCACTGGCCGGATACGTCCACAACGCCCAGGCAAATACCTCGGTTTACCAAACCGAAGATATTGTTTTCGTATAATTTGGATTGATAAAATGTAATTCGTAACCTTTGCGCAATGGCCTCCTTTCTTCAACGAGTTACCCGGAGCATTTCGGGAATTATTAATCCGAAGCCTTGGCTTTTCCAGCTGATAGGTGGAGGCCAAACCAACGCCGGAGAAACAGTCAACAGCAACAACGCGCCCACGGTGCCCACCGTCTACGCGTGCGTGTCTTTGATTTCCGATACCATAGCCTCCCTGCCCTTCCATCTATTCGCGGAAACGGAGCAGGGAAAGGTCCGAGTAGAGGGGCAACTAGATCAACTGGTAAGCCGCAAACCTTCCGAGGCCTATAACAGCTACTACTGGCGGCAGGCGCTTATCAACAGCCTACTACTTCGCGGGAATGCTTACGTGCTGCCAGTCCGGAACCGCGGACGGATTACTGCGCTGGAAATGATAGACACCGATTTGGTGACCATTGATACCACCAGCGGCCGACTGATCTACAGCTTGTACCTTCCCGGTGGCGTGACCATGCGCCTGGAGCCTTCGCAAATAATCCACCTAAAGGCGTGGACCATCGACGGCATCAACGGCCTGAGCCCGATTATTTACGCGAAGGAAACCATCGGAACGGCCATGGCCGCTAACAAGCACCTCGGCGGCTTTTACGGAAACGGCGCAATGCCCAAGGGCATCCTGCAACTGGATGGCAGCATACGCGACGTGGAGCGCCTGAAAGACCTCGGCCGCCAGTTTGACCAGCGCTACTCTGGAGCCAACAGCGGCAAGACCGCCGTACTGACTGCCGGAGCCGAGTACAAGCCCGTAAGCATTTCGATGCAGGAGGCGCAGTACATCGAGAGCATGAACTTTAGCGTAGAGGAAATCTGCCGCATCTTCAAGGTACCACCTCACAAGGTGGGCCACTTGCAGGGCAGCACACAAAGCGGATCTATTGAAGCGCAAAACGCACAATTTGTAAGCGACTGCATCCGCCCGCTTTGCGAGCAAATCGAAATGGAGTTTACCAACAAATTGGTAACCGGAGCGCTAGAGTTTGAGCTCGACCTCAAGAGTTTAATGCGCGGCGACATGATGGCACAGGTACAGCGGAACGTGAGCTATTGGAACATCGGCGCAATCAGCGCTAACGAAATCCGAAAGAGCGAAGGCCTGGCACCCATCGAGGGCGGCGACGAGTACAACAAACCCGCTCACATGAGCGTAACTGGCGATATACAAAATGGAACCATCAACCGAGAAGAAGGAAATCCGGAGCCTGCCGCTTAACGGCGGAGCTGAGGAAGGGCTCATCTTTGGCTACGCAGCCAACTACGAGGCCTACGATATGGGCGCTTTTAACGAGCGCATAGAGCGCAGCGCTTTTGCCGAGGTGGACAGCTTCGACATTCACGCGCTGTTGAACCACAACTACGACTACGTCCTAGCACGCCGGAACAAAGGCAAGGGCACGCTAGAGCTGCGCGCAGACGACCAGGGGCTGTATTTCGAATTCACGGCACCCGAAACATCCACCGGAAAGGAAGCCCGCACCCTAGTGGAGCGCGGCGATTTGGATCAGGCGTCCTGGGCCTTCACAGTGGCAGAGGAACGCTGGGAAAACGTGAAGGGCGAAAAGCCAACGCGCGTAATCACGAAAGTGGCCGAGATCTACGACATCAGCCTGACGCCGCGCGGAGCAAACCCCTCTACCGCTGTGGCGATGCGAAGCCTGGAGAGCGCCCGCGCGGCCCAGGTAGAAGAAACCGAAATTAATTTAACCCCCATACAAATGGAAACAAAACCCGAAGGCGCCGAGAATCCAGGCGCTGGAGTGGACGCCTCAGCCTTCGCTGGTGGTTTCTCCGCTTCACAAAAGAAAGACCTGCGCTCCTTTAACATCGTTAAAGCAATCCGCGAAGCACGCAACGGCAAGCTGACCGGAATCGAGGCAGAAATGAACCAGGAAGGAATCGCCGAGCGTAACAAGCTAGGCGTGGAAAGCCGCGGTGAAAACCAGGCAGCCATCCACATGCCTGAGTTTTTGAACCGCGAATTGCGTACCAACACTGTTACCGGTGGTACTGGTGGCAACTTGGGCGGCGATTTGGTGTACACGGATCCAGGCAAGTACGTGGATTTCTTGTACCCCAACACTCCCATGCTTTCCTTGTGCAGCGTGGCTGAAGGCTTGACTGGAAACGTACAATTCCCAGTACAAGACAGCGACTACACCTTGAACTGGAACACGGAGACCGGCGCAGCTTCTGCCCAGGACTTGACCTTTTCTACCATTACGATGACGCCTAAGCGCTCCGTAATCGCAGCCGCTGTATCTAACCAATTATTGGCACAAGAGTACAGCCAGGGCATTCAGGCGCGCATGATCAACCAGCTGAACCAATCCTTCAACAAAGGACTGGAGCAGGCAGTTTTAACCGGAACCGGAGCCTCTAACCAGCCTACTGGTATCTACACCGCATTGAACGGTACGGCTCAAGATTTGGCCTTGGGTGCTATCAGCTACGACGACTTGGTAGACATGGAGGCTTTGTTGGCTGCAAACAACGCTTTGGGCGGACGCCTGGGCTACGTTACGCACCCCAACGTAGTGGCTAAATTGAAGAAGACCAAGGTAGACGCTGGCTCTGGCCGCTTCCTGGTTGAAGGTATGCTCGACCCAGTACAAACTGCTAACGGCTATAACATCTACAGCACGACCTTGAGCAAGAAGACCACCGGAACTCCTGATACCTACGGTATCTTGTTTGGTAACTTCGAAGATGTGCAAATCGGCTTTTGGGGCGGTGCTACTTTGTTGATTGACCCGTACACCGAAATGCTTTCTTCTACTGTTCGTATCTACGTCGAGCGCTTCATGGATATTGCTGTACTGCGCCAGAAGAGCTTCGTAATTGCTGACGACGTAACGATCTAATGACAACCGTCGACTTTACCCCTGCAGCTATTAACCTCACCGAGGTAAAAGCTTTTTGCCGCGTGGATGGGTCCGCAGACGATAGTTTGCTGACCTTCCTCTACAACGCCGCGTGCGATGAGGCACTGAGCTACGCGCAGGTAGTAGTCGGCACTGCAACTGTAACGGTGGTGACCAACTGGGAAGCTGAAATAACGCTTCCCTTTTGGCCCATCGGGGCAGTTACTTACGTTAAGGTGGACGGCGTGGCCGACACCGAATACACACTATTGAACGGACGCCTAACCCCTTCCGAGGAGGGCGATAAGCTGGAGGTAGTTTACGCAGCTGGCTGGAACACCAGCACGCCAAAGGACGTAATCCACGCGATCTACCAGCGCATTAAATTTGGCTTTGATTACGGCGACGACTTGCCGCAACCTACGCCGCGTTTTTTTGACCGAGTACTGTTCCGCTACAAGAATACGCTTTGACACTAGACCGCCGCATAACCCTCTATTCGCCCACAATAAGCAGCAACTTATCCGGGCAAGTACTGCGCACCTTCGCGAGCGCTGGTACCTGCTACGCTATGCTCGTAATTAACGAGGCAGCTGGAACTGAGGCTTTTGTATCGGACCAAATGCAGAGCAGCGCTACAGTAAATTGGCGCGTGCGCTACCGGACGGACGTACTGGGAAGCTGGGAGCTGGAATTTAACTCACAGCGCTACGAGGTAATCAGCGCGCTGCCGGAAGGCCGCAAGCGCTACACATTGATTAAATGCAAACTCAAGGACAATGCCTAAGCAAAAGGGAATAATTGGCCTTGATGAGCTCAGAAAGAAGCTGCAGAATGCACCGGAGAAAATCCGACTGCAGGAGCTGTACGGTGCCCTCCGCCAGGAGGCTACCCCACTGCGCAACGCGGCGCGGGCTGCCGCTTATGAGGACGTTACCAAACCAGGAACGAAAGACCTCTTTAAGAGCATTAAGGTGACCCGCGCCCGCGTCCGCGCATGGCGTGACCAAATCGCAGTTTGGATAGGACCAGTACGAGTGCGCAACCGCAAAGGTGACGCCCAGGCTTATCCTTTCATGCAACTATACGGCCGCCGGGCAACTGGCACAAATAAAGGCTACAAAGCCAAGGACTACATGGGCCAGGCATGGGAAGCACTGGGCGCATCTAGCCGTGCAAAGATTGACCGCATGGGCCGCTCAAAGTGGCAGCAACAACTTAGACGCGCGCTGCAATGAACTACCTACGATCTATCCGGAACTCTTTAGTCGCGGGAAATGGCGGCCTACCTTGTTATGCAATGGCAGCGCCCCAAGGCACTACCGCTGACCATATAGTATTCCAAATTGATTCCATCGACGTTACCGAAACAAAGGACGGCTACAAGATGCAAGACGTAAACGCAGAGGTTTACATCTACCGAACGAACGCAGACAGCGCCCAGACCACGCTGCAAAACATTCGTACTTATTTAGCAGCAAATGGCAACAGCTCTCTTTATCTTTCAGCTTGGATGACTAACATGCAAACACTGTTTAATCAAGACGAGGAAACTATTATATTAATCGCAGATTTTACATTCAAAATTAAAACCACTTAAATATGGCTTCTATTTCTGGAACCGAGTACCGCCTGCTGTTGAGCACGGACGGCACCACCTACAAAGGCTTAGCAGACGAGACCGAGTGCTCGTTTGATATTACAGCCGAAACCCGCGAAACCACTAGCAAGGATAGCCAGGTATGGCGCACATTCATTACCAGCGCAAAGGCCTGGAGCGCTTCCGGATCCGCTTTGTTTGGTGACGACGACGCTACCAAGTGGAACGCAGACGACCTCTTTGCTTTGGTAGGTACCACGGTTTACGTAAAGCTCACCCCAACCGCTGCAGGATCCGTTACTCCTTTGACTGGAGAAACC